GGGGAGTGCGTAGAAATTACTTACATAGATTTTGATACTATATAACTTTCCTTTATATATTTGCTGCAAAGCAAACTATAATGGCAAAGTTAAAATTCAAACCAACCCGTGACTGGGTAGTATTCGCATCCCCGCGAGTAGAAAAAACAGATTCCGGCATTCACCTTGTTGGGGCAGCTCAAAAAGCAGTAAGTACAAATATTGTAGAAGTATTAGCTGCAGGCCCAGAATGCCAAATGGTTAAAGAAGGTGATACAGTTCTTGTACACCCAGAGTCAGGAGCTCTTATCATACATTTAGATGAGGGAGAGTTTGCCTGTGTCAATGAGTTCCAAGTTGTAGGGGTTATCCCAAAACTCATATAAAAAATGAACGGGACAGTAACAATCCCGTTGAAAGAGTTCGATGAATTACGAGATTCATCGGAAGCTGCGCTGGAAATGAAAAGGAAACTATCTATGGCCGCAAAGGAAATAGAAGTGTTCCTGTCTTTCCTGTGTACGCGCGAGCACATACAGGTGTATGTAGATGAATTCAACAAACAAGCAGTCCGAACTACAATAAAAATTGTAGACGGGAAGGCAAAAGTGCAGATAAATGAAAACACTTAAGATCAAAGTGGACTCTACGCTTAAGTATCTGCAGGTATTTAATGGTATACTTGAACTAACAGATAAAGAGCTCCTAGTCCTATCCAAATTCATTGACGTGTCAGACACGGTCAATCTATGCTCCCCAGAAAACAAAAGAGAGGTAGCTAAGTCACTGAATATCAAGGATTACAACACCTTGAATAACTATGTTAAGAAGCTAAAAGACAAGGGGGCAATTAAGAAAACAAAGAATGGGTATGCACTATCCCCAATTCTATCCCCACAGAAGAATGTAAGCTTACAAATACTTTACGCAGATGCCTAAGAAACTCTCTATATTTAGAATGCTAAACGACTTTAAGAAAGAGTTAGTAGAATACGCAAGGCAAGGCGCCCCAAACGTAGATGAACATACGTACAAAGACAGACTGCACACATGTAACAAATGCCCACATCTAAAGAATGCTTATAGGTGTGGGCTTTGTGGTTGTGTAGTAGAAGAGAAAGCAAAATGGGGAACAGCCGACTGCCCTGACAATAGATGGGATAAGTATGAAGGAGAAGGTAATAATTCAGAAGCTGGCCAGTGAGCACAACCTCCCACTGCATAAAGTAGAAGAGGCTGTTTATTATCAGTTTAAATATGTAGCAGATGTGATCCGTGCCGGGAAGTTTGAGTCAGTTAGACTCCCCTTTCTAGGTAAGTTTCACGTGAGAAAAGGAAGATTAAACTATTTGAATGAAAGATCTGATAACAGTTAGCGGAAATAAGGTAATCCCGTCCCCATATGCACTCACTATACCAGAGTTTAAGATTCTAAAGGTAGATGAGCTGTCTGCGGTGTACTTTTTTGTAGACCATCGCTCCCCATACAGTGTATATGACGAAGAAAACAGGTGGGAACAAATAAAAGAAGTCCTAAAAGTACGTGCATCCCCCAATATCAAGGCTGCAATACAGGTATATGCAGAGTTATCAGAGACATCTGCAGTAAAACTCCTAAAAGCTGCACGTGCATCCGTAACAAAGCTGGAGAAATACTTCAATGACGTGGATCTCACCATGATGGATGACAATGGGAAGCCCATATTCCACGCAAAAGACCTAATATCTAACCTTGCTAACATGGCCAAGGTAGTGCAGGGGCTAGATGACCTAGAAGAGCTAGTTAAAAAGCAGCAACAGAAGGAAAACCCTAACCGTGGTGGGGTGGTCACTAACAAATACTCACAATGAAGATATTTATAACAGGCTGTGCAAAGACTGGCACTACTCTGGTTAGAAGACTATTTAACGCATACGACTTAAAAGTCTGCAACAGCAAGGAGATATCACTGAGTGAGTTTATATCATCTGACTATCAGGTAGGAAAAAGAACAGTAGGTACAGTGTTTAGTGGGGCCTCTAATGAAAAAACAGTAGCTACGCAGTTAGCAGAAATAAAAAAGAATAACATCAAGATCATTAATGTATTTAGAGGCAGAACCGCCACACTTGCTAGCTCTAATAGTTACGTAAAGCCTAGCAGATACGACAGGTGTATGTTTGATATGTATATGTTCCCAGAGTATATAGACTGCCTAGTTAGATATGAGGAGTTAATTAAAAATCCCGACGCAGTACAAGCGTATATATCTGAAGTACTAAACCTTACACCAGCACATAAGTGGAGCAGTTACCCAAAATTTGTAGATCCTTCGCAGGAAAGCAATCTACCTAGTAACTATGACCTAAGACCAATCCAGTAATGTTTAAGGACACGCACTTATTCTCACCTGCAGCTACGCATTACCTAGAACATGGGTACTATACCGACGCATTAGACGGTACAAAAGAGTACTATGACCACTGGGATAGAGAACGAGATAGGTGTTTATACGGATTTGAGGTAGATGGGGTACGGATCACGGGATATCACTACTTCTACTTAAACTATTGCCCAATTGACCGAGCAGTAGACGAAGTACTCCCAGATGGGACAGTACAAGCCCGCAGAGAGCGTACATTTCCTGCATTCTACGACGGGGACTACGATTATTACCACGCAGTCGACAAATGTCGTAAGGAAAACAAACATATGTCTGTACTAAAGGCTAGACGTAAGGGTTTTTCCTACAAAGCAGGGTCTATGCTAGCACGTAACTACTTTCACCTGCGTAACTCTAAGAATTTCGTGTTTGCAGAACAGAAGGAATACCTAACTGGGGACGGATTGCTTAGCAAAACATGGGACTTTATATCGTTCATAGATGATAACACAGCATGGACACAACCTCGTCTGATCGACAAGGAAATGCACAAGCAGTCAGGGTACAAGAAGCGTGTTAACGGAACTGACGTAGCATTGGGGATGAAGTCACAAATAATAGGGGTATCACTAAAGGACAATCCGCACAAAGTCAGAGGTAAAGCGGGAGAACTTATATTCTTTGAAGAAGCTGGTTCGTTTTCTGGACTGTTAACTGCGTGGGAGATTGCTATGCCTACAATGAAACAGGGCTCTAAAACACTTGGGACTATGATAGCATTCGGTACTGGGGGTGAAGAGGGGCATGGCTTTGAATCACTAGAAGAATTGTTTTATCACCCTACAGCATATAACTGTTTGGAGTTTGACAATGAGTGGGATGCCGGCGCTATGGGTACTACATGCGGATACTTCGTCCCAATCTATCAAAACTTAGATGGGTTTATGGATGAAGAAGGTAACTCCCTGATTAACGACGCTAGAGAGTTTGAAGAGGCAGCTAGAGAAAACAAGAAGAAGGCCAACGATCCAAAAGCACTAGACCAATACATAGCTGAGCACCCATTTACCCCGCAAGAAGCTACACTCCAGACCACAATCAACATCTTTGATGTAACGTCTCTAAAGGAACAATACAATAGAGTCAAAGCGCATAATCTAGAGAAGGAAGGAACTGCAGGCTTACTATTTTACAAGGGAGAAACTGTAGAATTCCGCCCAGACCCGTCAGTCAAACCAATTACTAAGTTCCCACATAGAAAGGATGACAATCTAACCGGGGGTGTAGTGGTATATCAAAACCCATGGAAGACTAAAGAGGGTAATGTACCACATAACATGTACATTATTTGCCATGACCCGTATGCGCAGGGAAAGTCCACAACTAATCAATCGCTTGGGGCAGCATATGTAATAAAGCGCCCTAATAACCTATCCAAACCAGATGACATAATTGTAGCTAGTTATGTAGGACGTCCAGACACACAAGACGAGTACAACCGCAACTTGTTTATGCTAGCAGACTACTACAATGCCAAGATAGGGTTTGAGAATGATCGTGGGGAGCTCATTGCATATGCTAAGCGTTATCGAAAACTGCACAAACTACAAGAAGAGTTTGAGATGCTAGATAAACGTGAGCTGCAATCGAGAAACGTGCGACGTCAATATGGGATGCACATGACAGAGCAACGAAAACGTCAAGGAGAGCTTTATATAAGGGACTGGTTAATTTCCCCACGAAGTTCTGACGAAGATGGGAATATAAGGCTTAACTTACACGAGATTTATGACGTCGGATTATTACAAGAACTAATTAAATTTAATCATAGGGGTAACTTTGACCGAGTAATGGCCTTTATGATTGGGATGTACCACACTCGAGAGTTATATAATAAAGAGGTAGTGGAAACCATAAACGATATGTCCCAGGACGAGTGGTTCGACCGTAATTATAAATAATTTTTATACTTTTACACGAATGTACGGAGCAGCAAAAATACCGCAACAGAGACTCCCGTTAAGCAAGAAGACAAAGAAGTGGAGAGAGGAGTGTGTAGATGCTTTTATCAATATATCTAAGTTTGGGTTAAGTGAAAGACGCAGCAACCTGAAAGCACTCTATGATTACTATAACGGAGAAGTTGACGAAGCAGATTACAGATACGTAATCAAACCATACGGGAAGACTAGAGAGAACTTTCCATCAAAGCTTAGAAACTACCCAATTATCAAGCCCATCATTGACTTGCTTCTGGGGGAAAAGTCTAAGCGCCCGCTGAATTACACTGTAACTGTAAAGAACGCAGACTCTGTAAGCCTTAAAGAAGAAGCTAAGAAGCAGCAATTGTTGAAGACAGTAGAAGCCATGTTTCTTAGAGAGATTGCAGAACCTAAAGACCTAGAGACTCAACAGATCCAGGAACAGCAACCAATGCTCCCCCCACAAATTATGGAGCAATTCGAACGTACTTATGTAGACGATAGAGCTATCAAAGGACAGGCAGCTGTAAACTACATTATGTATGAGCAGGAGATTTACGATAAGTTTCAAAAGCAGTTCTTCCACTTCCTTGTGTCTGGGGAAACATACTCCCACAAAGGTGTGCGGCGCTCAGAGCCCTTCTATGATGTTATCAACCCCATTGATGTAGACTTTGATAAAGACCCAGATGTAGAGTTTGTCGAAGACGGAGATTGGGCTATAATCAGACGATACGCTCACGCATCTACAGTTATTGATCAGTATGGGGAGTATCTTACAGAAGAGCAGTGCCTAGAATTAGAAGACCCTAAGCACCAGTCTGTAGATACATACCTGCTCTACCGATCAGAAGCTACAGGTGCAGATGATAACATCTATCGCAACAGATTAGTAGAAGTAGTAACTGTATACTGGAAGTCTCGTAAACGAATTGGATTTGTTGCCTACCCCGACCCACAGACTGGGATGATTGAGGAATTTGAGGTAGACGAATCTTATCGTATGCCCGCAGAGATGAAAGAAGCAGGAGCGAAGATCAACTGGGAATGGGTAAACGAAGTATGGGAGGGAACCAAGATTGATGGTAGATTCTACGTCAAGACTAGCCCAATTGCTAATCAGAGAACATCTATAGACAACCCTTCTGTATGCAAGCTCCCAATCAACGGGTTCAAATACTCAGACATTAACTCCAATAATATCTCGTTGGTTAGTTTGGGTATCCCGTTTCAGATTAATTACAACATATTCAAGTACCGCATGGAGCTTGCGATCGCACGATCAAAAGACATTATTGCGCAGTTTGATATTAACATGATCCCAAAGAAGTGGGATCTAGATAAGTTTATGTACTACGTAGAAGGTACAGGTATTGCATGGGTTGACTACAACAAAGAAGGAATACAACTATCTCCGCAACATCAGTCAGTACTTGACATGTCTATCAAGACAATAGAACAATATGTTCTGCTACTTGAAACCACAATGCAAGAGTGGGAGAAGATATCTGGGGTAAATAGACAACGTCAGGGCACAATCGGAGCATATGAAGGCAAAGGAGCTTCACAGCAAGCTATTGTTCAGTCATCTCATATTACCGAAGACTTATTCCGCAAGTTCTCACGCTTTGAACAACGAGAGCTACAAGGGATGCTTGATTATTCTAAAGAAGCTTGGATATCTGGGAAGAAAGGCATGTATGTAATGCCTGATACCACTACCCAGTTTATTGACCTAGACTCCCTAGGACATATGGAGACAGAGTACGGAATCTTTGTATCGGACGCAGGTAGAGACCAAGAGAATATCAGACAAGCTAAGGAATTGTCACAGGCTATGATACAGAACGGGATGCCAGCATCTGCAGTCCTGGATCTCATGGACACGGAGAACTTCAGCGGCATTAAAGAGAAGCTTAGAAAAGCAGAAGCTGCACAAGCAGAACTTGAAGCTGCACAGCAACAAGCTCAACAGCAAATGCAACAACAGCAGATGCAAATGGAGCAAACTAAGATGCAGCAAGAAGCTCAAGAAAAAGATAGAGACCGACAGAAGGATATCGAGATTGCCCTCATCAATGCTGAAGCTAAAGACCAAACTAACCGTCTAGACATAGACTTGCAAAAACTAGTTCAGGACTACGACATCAAGCTGAAAGAGATTGACTTGAAGCGTGAGGCATTAGATAAAGAAGGGGATACTGAACCTAACGGTGAGTAATGAATAACGCTACTAGACGGCAGTTATTACAACGACATAGGCAGTCTGGATTCCCAGGCTCAATACTTGACGTATATAAAGCGTACGATCAAGGAATAGATCTTATTGGGCAGTTCGAGCAACAGAATAATATAGGGATTGCTAATACACCAGAGCAACAACAGCAAGGACTGAGACCTGCACACCAGGCTGGGGACATTAATCAAAGTATGGTATTCCCAGATGTCCCTCCCAATACCCCATTTAATACCATGGGGATGAAAGCCCCAATTAACATTCAGAAGTTTGACGAACAAGGGCACTTAGTTAAGTCATACGAGAATGTACCACCTGGTGTACAAAGTCTCCCAACAGGACCACAACGCGGGACAGTAATTGAAACCCCAGCTAATATGCAAAGTGGGGGTACTTATTACCCAACAGCAGAATCAACATCTGTTTCAACCCCCGACCCAATGATGTTGCAAAGGCTTGCGGATTCGCAAGACGCAATAGATTTGAGAGAGCTAGAGAAGAGGCAAGCTTTTGAGGGGCCATTAGGCATGTACGAGGCTGACCCAGCAGGACTAACCAATGTAGACCCTGTATTTGAAATAGCTAGTACAATAGGACCAGGACTCGCTGCAAAGGCAGCTTCTAAGGTTTTAAGTCCAGTCGCTAAAGCAGCAGCATCGGCAATAAAACCAGCTGCTAGATCAACTGCAGGTCTTGCGGCCAAAATAGACGCAAGTGCTGCAGCTAAAAATATTACCGGACAAGGAGAACGAGTAGTTCAAGGTTTAGACGATCTTAGAATCCCAGCAACAGACGAAATTTCTTCATACCTAATTAATTCTCCTGCTGCTATCAGAGAAGGAGATGATTTAGTAAGGAGTCAATTTGCTTCAGGCACTCCTAACATGCAGCGCATTGAGGGCAATTTAAAAGAGCTTGGTAAAGACGAAGACTACATACAGAACTATATGAAGAATCTGGAGTATAACCGAGCAGATATTCCAGAAATACGATCCGCACCGCTTTTAGACCCCAGTGTATTTGGGGGATATCTACGAGGTACCCACCGAATAGAATACAACCCCTTGTCTGGAGCATACATGCACAACAATCCGGCCCGCAAACAACTAGCACTAGGCAAGACACCAATATTGGATGATCTTAAATCTACAGGATACCATGAGGGTTATCACTCCATTATGCAACAAAATCTTTTGGAGCCTTTTAGAGATAAAATTCAAAAGTCCCTAACAGAACCTATCCCATTAAAATACACGCTTTCACCTGAAAAGCAGTACTTAGCTACGCTTGATGAAACAAGCGCTATGACTGGGGAGCTGAGAAACTATTTCTCTACCCCGCGAGGAGGACTCCCTGCTATGGACTTATATAGCTCCAAAGGCATAGAAGATGCCTCTTCTCAAATCCTAAACAACCCAAGTCTTCAACGATCATTTACACAAGAACTGTACAAACGTGGAACACCTGGAAGAGACATCACTAAAATATTACAGGGAAATAAAAACCAACAAGCTACTGAAAGTATGTTTAATTTATTCAAATATGTGCCAGCTGCGGCAGGAGTGGGATATGGAGTATCTCAAGGAGCAGAATACCAAAGAGGTGGGTACTTAAATAAAATAGCAACTAGGATAAATAGAAGAGCAACAGCTAGAGGAGCTGAGCCTGTGGGATATAGACGAGTGCTCCCTTATGCTAATCCTAGATTTATGAACTCTGGTCCTGTGTATCTCCCAATGTATAGAGGAGAACAGTTTGTTAGAGGATTGATGGGAGAACAACCAGTAAGACCCCCACAACCAGAATATGATGGTCCTAAAATTAAACGTGCAACAAGCATGACATTTGGGGCAGCACCTAGCAGGAAAATAGGCAAGAGGGTGAAGGGATGCGCACCTGGGACAGGGGGATATTGGTGCCAGTGATATATTATAAGGAGTATTGTAAAAAATAATTTTACATAAAACTATAGAATTAACTAAATAAATTTGTAAACATGCAACCAGACGACAAATTAAACATAGACTCTTTGACCCTAGACGATGTGCTGGGAGAAGGAGTTGACACAATCCAAGACGTCCAAGACGTTGAGGACATAGCCTCTCAAGAAGTTGAGGAGGTAGAAGAGATTGACAACGAAGTTGAAGTCGAAGAACCTGAGGTTGAAGAACAAGAAACCGAAGAAGAAATCGAAGAAGACGACGTTGAAGAAGTTGAAGAACCGAGAAGTGTAGCTTTTGAAGTAGCTAAGACCCTAGGCTTTGAGTTAGAGAATGACTACGAAGATTCCCTAGAAGGTATTACAAACTTTGTAAGAGACATTACGCAAAACGCTGCAGAAGAACAGATCGCAGGATTGTTTGAGCAGTTCCCGGAGGTTCAACAACATCTAGATTATGTACTAGCGGGAGGAGATTCCCGTGAGTTCTTTCAAAGGCAGGGCCAGCAAGTAGATTACAATTCTATTGAGATTGCTGAAGACAATGTAGGTATGCAGAGAGCAATACTTGCTCAGTTTTTGCAGAATAAAGGTCACGATGCAGAATTCATACAAGATACAATTGATACGTATGAAGATTCTGGGAGACTATTTAGTAATGCACAAAAAGCAAAGCAACACCTAGTTAAGTTCCAAGAAGAAGAGCAACAACAGCTTATGGAACAACAACAGCAATTGTACCAACAGCAACAAGAACAACAACAACAGTTCTGGAATGAAGTAGCTGACACAATAGAATCAGGTAATGAATTTGCGGGGGTCCGTATCCCAGATAGAGAAAAATCAAACTTTTTTGATTATATATCTAATCCTGTAGGACAGAACGGAGAGACACAACGTGATCTCGACTATCAAGAAGCAGGAACAGATATCAAGCTCGCTATAGATTATATGCTGTATAGTGGGTTTGACCTTAACGGTATAATTGAAAAGAAGGCTAAGACTCAAGCTGCTCGGAATTTGAGAGAACGAATCGTATCGAATGAAGAGCGGGTTAAGTCCGCCCGAAAACAACAACGCAGCTCCAAGAACGTCGACTTTGACCAACTGGATTTGGGTAGCATATTACAATAAACAACTAAAAACTAGAAAACTATGGCTTTAACTCAAGTACTTAAGACGTACTATAATGACCAGCAGATGACCGACACTAACTCGTTGGTTAATGCTTTGATGGAGAAACCAGAAGAGTTGTCTCCAATTATTACTCACCTCGCAGGCCGCGAAGAGAAGAAATTCCCTTTGTCGTTCTTGACTGAGGGTGTTGGAAATACTAAATCTATTGACCGTTTCGAATACGAGTACCGCGTGAAGACTCACGAAGTAAACGTTCGTCCCGTCGTTACTAGTTTGAGCGGCAATCAAGGTGCAGGCGGGCAAATCTTTAAGGTGGTATTCCCTGATAAGTGGTTCATCTTCCCTTACACCCTTGTATCTCAATCAGGTGTATTGGCTCGTATCATGGCTGAGCCTGTACCAGCTCCAGGTGGTTATGAGTATTCTCTGAAGCTCGTATCTCCTGACCAAGCTAGCATGCCTTCAACTGACGTTGCAGCAGGTGCTTTGTTCGGTATGTTGTTTGCATCAGTAGGTGTTGACTTCTCTCGTGGAAATGCATCTAACTGGAGTGCACCAGGTCTCGTACGTAGCAAGATTGGTACTGTACGTAAGTCTTACCACTTCTCTGGTAACGCTAAAGACTATGTTGCTCAGTTCTCTCTCCCAACTAAGGAAGGTTCTACTACTAAGTTGTGGATGGATTACGAAGAGTACCGCCACATGCTCCGCTTTAAGGAAGAGTGTGAGATGTACTACTGGTATGGACAGAAGACCTACAATGATAAAGGCGTAAACGAAATGTTGGACGAAAACGGTCAACCAGTAATTGCTGGTCCTGGCTTGTTCGAGCAGATCATCAACAAGGACACTTACTCTACTTTGACTCAAAAGAAGCTTGAGGACGTTATTGGTGATTTGTTCTACGGCATGACTGACGCTACTGATAAGCAGGTTACTTTGTACACTGGTATTGGGGGTGCACGTGAGTTTGATAAGGCTCTCCGTAACTACTACGCTGGTGGTGGTATGAGCTCTTCTAGCATTGCAGCTGACTCTTCCTCTAACTCTTACCTCCGTACAACGGAATCTAAGTTCATCACGGGAACTGGTCGTAGCTTGGGTATTACAGGTTACTTCACTTCTTATGATCACGTTGATGGTCACAGAGTGAACGTAGTAAAAGTCCCATTGTTTGACCATGGCCCAGTTGCTCAAGCTTCTGCTAAGCACCCAGAATCTGGATTGCCATTGGAATCTTACAGAATGACCTTCGTTGACCAATCATCTTATGACGGAGAAAACAACCTCCAGATGATCAATAAGAAGGGTCGTGAAATGTTGCGTTGGGCTGTTGCAGGTTCAGTAGTTCCTAAAGGATTTGCTGAGTCTGACACTCGCGCAAGTGATATAGACGGTGCGTCTGTACACATGTTGAAAACAGCTGGTATCCTGCTTCGCCGCTTTGATACCTCGCTCGATCTGCAGTGTGTGGCATCGTAATTTGTGTTTGGTTTGCATAGGGGGGATCGCCAACGGGTTGGTCCCCCCACTTACCATAAATTCATTAAGTTATTCTTCTTAATAAAAGAACAACTTAGTTATTCTTTCTAAACTCTAAAAGAACAAAATCATGCGTAAAATTTATATCCGCAGAAAAGAAGTCCTGAATCACTTACCTAAAGAAGTACGTGCAGGCGCAAAAATTAGTATCGGGAGTATCTATGTCGGAAGACAACCACTCCGAGGTGTAGAAGGAGAAGAAGCTGGAAAGCTTTTATCTGGAATACTAGATGTCCCATACGGACATGCAGACTGGCCTAGACAAGAAAAAGCATTCTGGGCAAGTATGACTGTCAAAGTTCCCTTCGAAGGAAAGGAGCTAGATATCACTACTGATGACGAAGGTAATCCGACAAATGCGTTGGATTACATTACTTATAAGTGGTGTATGAAACACAGACAGGTTGCAGAATCTGAAGCAGCAATGCAAGCAGACGGAGCAAAGAAATTCTATATCTATGATCCTCAGCGAGACTTGCTTAAGAAAAATGCGCAAGTAAAACTAAAGAAGGAGGCTGACAAAGAATTCATTAAAGTCAGCTCAGACCTTGACAAAATGCGCAGACTTCTTAGAGTGCTATCTAAAGGTTCTAGACCAGAGAAACTTACAGACATGGAAGTTGAGAATCAACTCTACGCTGTTAAAGATGAGAAGCCCGCGTTGTTCATCAAATACAGCACAGACAAAGACCTTGACACCCGTGCAGAAATAGAACAAATGGTTGAGCTTGGGGTGCTTCGACTGATCGGTAACCAACACATCTATGGAGATGAGATCATCGGAGAGAACGTCACAGACACAATCATTTACTTCAACAACAAAAAGAACTCAGGGCAAGTCAATGCCATGAGAGCACAACTTAAAGAAGTCAAATGACAATAGAAGAGATGCATATTGCTGTCAACCTGGGGGTGCAAAAAATCGCATCTTTCCAGGTTGACAATCTCTTACCACAAGAGATTGATCACGAACTTAATGATGCAATGGATGCATTTATTAAGCAGCGATACTACCCCATGGGCAACAAGTATCGTAAGGGTTTTGAACAATCTCAAAAACGAATAGATGACTTACGTGCACTAGTAGTTGATGCTAGGCTTAAGTGCTTTTATATAGGAGAGACTATAAGCGGATTTTATGCTGACAGAGCCCCACTCCCAAGTGACTACATGTTCTTGGTAAATGCGCTTAGTGAAAACTACTATATCTGCAACGCTGCAGTAGATTTTGACGAAGAGACTATTGTATACTACACATTTAATATTAGTCTCACACCCCCAAGTCCAGGGTTGATATTAACAGCTTTAAAATTTGATGAAGCAGATCTCATTACTAATGAGAATGGGATGTCATTAGAGTACTTATCTAATATTCAAAATTACAGCAGTACCTATATGGCAGGAGTGGCCCCAGTGGGGTCAAATCCTAAAACATCACAAAGCCCCTTTAACTCTATTCTTAGTACAGCTTCTACAGCAGACTACAACCTACAAGTTTTTGCAGAAACAACTCTTACGCCCGTAAGTGATTCAAACACTTTAATGCTACTTACAACTTACGACGCTGCCAGTGCAATAGTTGCACACTGGACACATCCTGTAACTGAGGTTGTTACTACAGTAAGCTACCCATATCCGGCCAACAGCGAAACCTTTAAATACAGAAAGTATAAAGAGTCCGGAACAGCGCAGAAAGAGAAGATGAGTTTTGTGCAGCACGACGACTTATATTCATTGCTAAGTGATCCGTTTAATACGACCACTTACGACAAAATTAAGTACACTATTCAAGAAAACTTTATCGACGTACATAGTGACGAAACTTTTTTCACTACATTTGTTGATATCAAATACATTAGACAACCTAAGCGTATGAATAAAACCTTAGGCGTAGGTTGTGAATTGGCACCTCACACTCATAACGAGATCGTTGAGATGGCAATACAAAGCATACTAGAGGCCATTTCTGACCCGAGGTATAACACACAATCCAGGGAAGTCCTGGGGAGTGAATAAATATGATGTTTAATCCCAAAAAAATAAATTAAAATGGGAAGTAATCTTTCACAGGTGTTTATTGCAAACACCTCATCTTTGGAGAGCGGCAGCACTTTTACCGATATTGCAAGCACTCCTGAAATTGGAATCTGGGACCTTGACGGAAAGGCCTGGGTAGATAGTGCTTTGTATAAAGCAGGTGTTGACGTAACAGATGAAGTTGCAGGTACTACTGCAGGTGCTACTACAGATGCAGTTAGCGATTACTTGACTACTGTAGCAAATCCTTTGTGGTTGTACAACAACTTGCAGTTTGTTCAGGGCACAGCAAACAATCCAATTGCTACCCCAATGATCAACACAAGAAACATTCGTAGCATTCGCCACGATGGGTTCTTGGCATCTGCAGGTGCAATAGTAACTATCTCTGACAGCGATTTTGTTGGCTCTGCCGGGGACGAAATTGAATTAAAGTTTGTATTCAAGAAGTCTCCCACCGACTACAACAATTTCTATGATGTAGATGGTTTGAGCATATTCTCTAAGCAGTTTCCTTTGTCTGCAGCTAGAAACCACTTTATCGTAAACATTAGCTTTGTAGTTAGTAATTTGGCTGATGTTTCAGCTGGTGATACTCCAGCTAATTTTACAGCAGCAATAAACGATAACCCAGTGCTGAGTAAAATCTTCACTGTTGATGTTTCTGGTGCAGACCTCAAACTTACTGCAATTCACCCAGGTGTAATATTTGAGTTGATCAGCACTAACTTGACTTCTGGCGCAGATCCAGTTGATCAATCTGCTATGATTACAGCACCTGTATTGGGTTCTGGTAATGATTGGCAGGTTGCGGGTGATGAAGCACGTTGCAGAAGCCGTTACGGTAACTTCAACAGAATGTATCTCCCAGAGAACATGCCTTCATACACCAACAAAGGTGAGAAGTACGACAAAATCACTATTTTGTATGAGCACAATTGGCCAACCTCTACTGGTATTGCTCCAGCTGGAACACTCAACGAAGTAGTATTGTACTACACATCCGCTGATGGAAGTGTAGTTACTACTACGGGGGGTACATTTGATGATGCGTTTGTATTGAGCACTCAAACCTACGCAGAAGCAGGTATCCAGTACGTCTGGTAATAATACTTCTTTTGGTAATGGGGAGGACAATAGGGTTCTCCCCCTTATCTTTCTACTATGAAGGTCCTCATATTTATAACAGTTTGGAAAAGACCAGAGGTAACTGATCTTACATATTCCGGACTAGATAGGGTTCAAGCTATCTTTAAAGAGGAAGGTATTGATTCAGAAGTATTAGTTGTTTCATCAGAAGATTATCATACAAAAAAAGCTGAAGACCGAGGCTATCACGTAATAGAAGTAGAGAACTTCCCGGTAGGAAATAAAATGAACCTAGGAATGCAAGAAGCTTTAAAATATAAATGGGACTATCTAATGGAAATGGGGAGCAACAACTTGCTCTCTAACTTGTATATACGAGCATTTATAGCAGCCTGCAAAGAAAACTTTGCTTGTTTTGGGAGCGGAAAATTTTATGCTCTACAGCCTGATAGAAAAAAGGTAAGGGTCTTTAACGTAAAAAAAAGAAATGGATTTGGGGGAGTTGGGAGAGGATTTAGAAGAGACGTCATAGAAGCTGCGAAAGACGGAAAGTACTGGGACTCAGAAATAAATGCAGGAATGGACGGAAGTATCTGGATTAACTTAATAAATCCGCAGATTAAAAAAGATCCACACTCTGTACGCAAGCTGGTAAACAACTCGTATCCTAGTGTCTTAGACTTAAAGTCAGATACAGACGTAAATAATCACAAGGGGAAAATTATAGCTGACCAAGACTTTCTGGTTAGATGGTTTCCTGAAAGCAAAAACTGGATAAACTAATGGCATCAGCAGAAGACATAAGGTTTGCAAACATCTCAACTAATTGTAAAAAAATTAGCATCAGACTAAAGGATGGTGACATAACTGGTGGGGCTACAAGCTGGGACGGAGATGTTAGTGACGTGCTAAAGATCTATATCTATGACCAGGACAAGAAGAATGAAATCTACGTAACCCCTGCCTCCAGTGCTTGGGATAACAGTGATGCTACTATTATTAAGATTGTAACTAATGCTAGTGCAGCCATGGTAGGAGTAGTATCAATTGAGCTTTGGGACAGTGCAGATATCACTGCAGTTGACGCAAATATCCTCAGCACTATATATACAGTTGCTCCTTGTCAAATAAATTGCTGCATTGCAAAACTTACCGATGCAGCTATAGAATGTCACTGCAAGTGTGACAAGTGTAAAGAAGACTTGCTCCGTGCAGAAAAAATTCTTTTGATGTTGCAAGGTGCAACATTTGCTGCAGAACAGGAAAGTAACTACGACCATGCAGTAAACATGTATAACAAAGCAAACACTCTATGTACTGAGGTTTGCGCATGTGGATGCTAATGTCTGTACGAAGCTACGATAACGACCAAGAGATAGTAGACAAGATCGAAGCACTACGCACGTGTATTGATCGTCGCCACCACGCCCTATTTAAAAAAATTAAGGGCGGTCTAGAGTGCTCTACTATTGAAAACGTAAAACTTACCCTAATCGCATATCTTCTGATAGATTATCAAAAAAACGCAGAAGATGATAAAGAAGAAGATTGCCTACAGGCAACTGCCTCTGCCCGAACAGGTTGGAAAATAATAAACACATTCTTAGATTATGTATCCAGAGAATGCCGAGACTGTATAGTAACTATTGCAAATCAGGATGTTATTGGGACAGACTATGACGCAAGTAATCCACCAATTGGAGGCTCCCCAGTTCCTATAGAGTACTTGATAGTTACACAGTCTGGAGATAATATAGTAGAATCAGGAGCAAATCCGGATACCCTCAAAACAAGCTAATAATATGGCCAACGTAACAATAAATTCTTTAAGTTCAACATCAGCCGCCTCTTTAACCGGGGGCCACTACCTAGTAATAGATAATGGGGCTACCACAACAAAGCTCGCCGCCTTGTCTGCAGCTATTCAAACTATTACTACTCTTGGGGGTGGAGGGGCATCTGTAGTTAAAAGTTTCTCATCAGGCGTACTTTCTCAACGGGACATTGTTGGGGGTACAGGTATTACTGTCACAGAAAATACTAATGACCTTACTCTGTCTGTCACTCAGGGAGATATTGACATTAGTAATCTTGCTGGGATAGCAAGCTTTGATCTTAGTGGGGCAGATAACTCAAGCTCCTTGTTTTTGTCTAGTGTAAACCTTGCATCAAACGTTACAGGCACTCTCCCTATTGCAAATGGGGGAACTGGACAAACTAGCTTCGCTGCAAACAGTGTATTGCTTGGGGGTGCTAGCATCTCTACTGCGGTTCTTGACGCAGACAAAGAAATTCTTGTCGGTACGTCTAGTGGTCCTGAGATGAAAACTTTGACAGCAGGAAGCAATATTTCAATTACTCAAAACAACTCTTTAGACACCCTTACTGTAGGATTTACTAAAGGAAATTACATAGAGTCAGGGGACAATGTAACTCTTGGAGATGTAACAGTAGGAGATCTTACTATAGGAACACTTAGTTCAAGCTCTACTGGGACAGTAACACAAGCTACATCTCTCTCAACTGGGGTAACATTAAACGCTGTTGGGGGTACTATTACATTGTTCTCAGATGCTATTACAGCTAATACAAATACTCAGTTTACAGTAACTAATGACCAAGTATCAGCTACATCAGTAATATTCTTATCTAGAGAATTTCAAAGTAGTACAGCTGCTGATAATGGGGTACATATTAGTCTTGCATCTGTAAGCAATGGGAGCTTTGTAATTAACATCACACATACAGGTAATCAAGATGCAGCATCAATTGTGAGAAAAATACATTTCTTTGTCTTAGGATAATAATAACCAACCAAACCATACACAATGTTTAATCAGTTTAAAATGAAAGTAGCAGACGCTATCGAATTGTACAAAGGACTTGAAGCTGTCAAGCAGCACAAAGGGGCACGATTCTCTGTAATCGTAGCTAAAAATGTGAAAGAGCTTGAGCAGGTACTCAGACAGTACGAAGAAATAGCTAAGCCATCAGATGAGTTCTTAAGAGTTTCTGGGGAAGCACACAAACTTGCAGAAGCAGAAGATGAAGATGGGCTCAAGAAGTTAGAAGAGACACATGCAGATTTAATCGAAGAGCGTAAAGCACAGCTTGCACAACTCGAAGCAACAATGCAGAATGAAATTGAAATTGATCTGCACTCCATCAAAGAATCACAACTCCCAGACGACGTAACTCCTGAACAGATAGTTCCAATACTCCCAATATTGTCATGACATCTAAAAGAGACATAAGACAATTTTTGCTCGAAAGACCCGGGTACCTTAAAAAAGGTGCCTGGGTTTTAGCGCGAAGATTGGAGTGCTCTGTAAAAGATTGTCAAGAGGTATTGAAAGAACTGAGGAATGCAAATACATCAGAGAATAGACTTGATAGAGAAGATAGAGTTAAAACTTCTAGCCTGCAGAAATTCCTAACTACACATGGGATTAATGAGGCATCTGTATCAAGTGTAAAGTTTTGGCAAACAGCTACGGGAGATTTAAGATACTCAGTAGTTACTAATGATGCCCCTAACACAGAGGACATCAAACAAGAGATAGAAGACTTTGCTGCGGATTACGCTCCAGTATATCCTGAACAGGATTACCCGGAATGCGAAGACCCAATTGCGTATGAAATATCTCTCCCAGACATACACTACGGTAAGTTAGTGGATATGCCACTGCCTTATGATTTTCAGGAAAAAGAATACATTACAGTTGTAGAGAATCTTGTAGCTAAAGCAGCAGGATTAGAGATCGAAAGATTCATTCTCCCTATTGGGAACGACGGGTTAAACTCAGAGGGAATGAGAATGACTACAACTAAAGGTACCCCACAACAGGACTATATGGACTGGAGAAAAAGCTTTAGGGGATACTGGAAGCTAATAGTTTACACCATTG